AAAGCTGCTGACATTTTGCCTTTTGCAATATTTTTGGCGTGTCTAGCCTTAAAACTCTTGCGTTTTGCCTTATCTGCCATGCTTTCGCCTTTTCTTGGTGGCTTTGTATCTGCCCCTTGCGCTCCAAATCTAATTAATTTTACTTTGTCTCCCTCTTTTGCAAGAACAACATGAGACTTTGTTGGGTGTGATGGGGTTCTTTTGGGTTTGTTGAAACCAGCTAATCCAAATCTTTCTAATCTAGGGTCTTTGCTCATCTGTTTCTAGTGTTACAAAATTCTGTTGCTTTTACTCTCTCACATTCAAACACATATCTCCAGATAGGTTTGATTTTTACAACATCAATCAGTTTTGGTAGATACCAATACTTCAAACCATAATCTGTCACAGCACCAACAACATCGCCTATACTTGGTCTTGCTGATCTCCAAAAATTAATAAAATGCTGTTCAACAATACCATTTATACATTGAACACCCATAACAGGAAAAGTAAGTATCAATAAACTCTTTGGCTTCATAACGTGCCAAACATTATCCATAAACTGACTTGGATACCCATAAGAATCAATATCAATAACATCAAAGGTTTTTTTATTGTTGATTAATTCAAATAAATGCTGAAAGCTATCTCCTGTAGTTTCTTTTGTGCATTTATACAATTTACCTTTTTGTTCATAATGTTTTGAAAGATTGCCTTGCCCTGCAAAAAGCTCAAGAATATCACCATGAATATATTTATCTAATTTAATAAGCTGCTGTATTTTTTCTTGTGGGTGATGGTGACTGTCAAGATAATCATTTTGCTTTGACCTCAAACGATCATGCTTTTCAGCATTTTTAGTCTTAAAACCTTCATTGAAAAGATCATATTGAAAGTTCATTTTCCCTTCCTCTTCATTGCCATATTGTGTGCTTCAGTAAATGAAACCCCTTCTCTCATCTTGCGTTTCATATAGTCCATGTGAGCCTTTGTGTGACCATGAGCCTTCTGGTGCTTTGCAAGTGTGTTCTTTTGTCTTGTAGTAAGTCTCATCTTCTTTTTTGGTATTTGTTGTAAATAGCTGCGTCTGCTGTTCTTGCTTTATCGCCCCTCATATAACTGTTGACCCTTCCAAAAGACCAAGCTTGCATTGTGACATTTCTTGAGCCGCCAGATAAATAAGCACCTTGTCCCTTGCGGTAAACCTCTGCTAGTTCACCATAAAAAAACCTTGTGCCATCAGCTTTTTTTTTAAGTGCGTTTTTTACGCTTTCGCTGAGTGGTTTTCTTCTTTTTCTTTGTGGTGACATTTTGAGCAACCCTTGATTTTTGTACGGCTTTTATATCAATATACTCTCCTTTTCTATAAGCTTCGGCAGTTCGTTTTATCTCAGCCGCTTTCGCAGCCCTGTTTTTAGAACCAGACAGATATTTTTTTGCAATACCTGTCCTTTTGTCCTTTGGAACTCGCCTTAGTTTTCTAGTCACTTTTTAGTTTTCTTTTTAGCAGTGGGCTTAGTTTCTTTGGCCTTTTTTGTTTCCTC